CGCCAGTAATTTTAAAAATCTGCTCAGAGAATTTTCTTGCCCACTCGTTATATTTTTCCGCATTAATGGCTTTCTGTGTATTTAACATAAATACACCTCCAGTTAAGGATTAGATTTTATTTACAGCGCTAAATTTATTTATTCAGTTCTGGATTTTGTCACCCTGCGTATCCGCGCTTTCGCGTTACGCTCAATCTGAATTAACTTTTCTATATTTTTCCGCCTTTCCTGTTCCTCCTGGCGCAATAGCTTTACATCATCTGCCAGCCTAGTTTCTCTTTTCGCCACAGAGAGCATCCAGTCAAATGGCTCCACAACTGCACCGCAGATTTTACAGCGGACCTGACGCTCTTTTTCGTCAACCCGGACAGAGGCGTGATGACAATATGGTCTTTCCGATGGCTCATAAAGAAAATTAACCTGATTACGAGGGTCATCCTCTTTTACCGGAAATAAAACGATATTGCTTAACTCATCTTCTGGTTTTATTTCCATGCTCCTCTCCTTTGATGCGAATGCCAGCGACGCGTAATGCGTGTTCTAGGTCAATCAGGTAAAGCCAACTGCCATTTTCTTTAGGTATCATGACATGTCGCTCATCTGCATTTATCGGGTGTCCATATCGAAGGTCGTAGCGAGTCGGTAATTGAACTTCCCGCGCATCCAGTTCAGCAATACGCTTGCTCCCATCAGAGATAACGCCTTCGTAATACTCACGCTGCTCGTTGAGTTGTGATTTTGCTTCTTCCAGTCCATCCAGCAAACCAGCGATAATATCCGCTTCCCGATGACGGATATGACGCTTAAACGCAGCAAGAGCCGCATCACAATCCCGTTCAGCATTTGGGCTGTCCGGGGTAGCCTGATACCACGCCAGCGTCGACTGATAGTTTTGTGCTGCCTCACGAAGCGCCTCATAGTTAACCTCTCTCATTGAGCCACCTCCTGATAAATCACCGCATGCCCCAGTCTCTCCGCCAGTGCCAGCTCTGCCTTAGCGCCCGCTGACCGCTGCCAGCCATTCAGCATGTAAATCGCATCCACACAACGAATCATTGCCATGCAAATATCCATGTAGTGCGGCTGTGTCAGCCCGTCCGGAAGTACTGCCGGGTTTAAGACGGTATGCCCTTCCCGTTTCAGTTCCTCTTCCACCTTGTGAAATGCCTCACGGTTGAAATTTTCATATCCCGTCATTGGACCGGCAATATAAACTCTCACCCTCACTCCATCACCTCCTGAAAGTTTCCCCGATAGAACGCCAGCACACGCTGCATAACTTCGCTCCTCCTGCTCTCACGACAAATTATGTTCTGGTGCCTGTCGTAGCGGCGTATTTCGCCGTCTGGTAACGACCAGATAAGGTCCGGATCAACCACTGCAGGTTTCTTCAGCTTTGCCCTTGAGAGCTTTTTACGGGTATTTTGCCAGTCCTTACGCGCCTGTTCAGACGGGAATAACCCGTAACCAGAGTTGTATACATCGCCACTGGCAACCAGCTCTCTGGCCAGAACGCTCATCAGATATCTTGTTGCCCCAGTTTTAGCTTCCAGTTGTCGTAACGTCTCGCGCCCACTCTGGCGTACGAGTTCAAGAACCTGCCCTTTAATTTTTTCCCGCTCTTCTTGTGTAAAAACTTTTGCCACAAGCCCTCCTGAAAATTACCTCATGACCAGAAATTAACACTTACCCCCTGAAGCCCGGCGGAATTTCGTTATCCGGTTCAGAAATATGATTCACACAACGCTGGTTGTTCGTGCCGCTTACCGGGAGCAACCAGGGGTTCTCAAAATTCCGGTCCGGTCCAAAAAACGTCGTCGCTCGCTGAACAAATTCCGTTCCCGTTTTCCCGGTAGCCGCCAAGTATCTTGCGTAACGCCTCACGCCATCCAGCATGGCCTCTGGTGGCACCCCCTCGCGTAATCTGGCCTTCCAGGCACTGAAAGCGGATTTCTTCGGGTTTGCCCCAGCACGCAACGGGTACTCCCGCCAGACCTGTTCGAACACATCCGGATAATCCACTCGTCCCACAGACTGACCGGTGTTTTCCGGGACTACCCGATCGGCTTCCCGCTGAATGGCGGAATCGGCTTCAGGCTGCTGAAGTTGGTGTGATTGCTCCTGCCTTGCGGTCATCACCTGCTGCACAGCGCCCGAATCGGCTTTCAGCGCATACGCTGAATCGGCTTCCGGTGTCGTGCCTGCTGGCTGACCAGGATTGACGGTCTGAACATCCCCTGCCTGGTTCGTGGCGTTTTTTACGCCATGGACCATAGTGTTTTGATCTTCTTGATCTGTATCTTTATCTGTATCTTTATCTGTCGTGACTCGTCGTGACATGTGCGTGACATTTCGTGACTCGCCGTGACAATCGCCATTTTGTTCCCGCTTTCTTTCCCTCTCTCGCTGCGCCCTCTTGCGCTCTGCCGGAGATTTTGCGGTTTGCGAAATATTGCCGTTGTCCTCTTTCAGCACCTGGCGTTTTTCCCATCCAGTGATTAAATCACCATCAAGTACCCGCCCCTGCATCGTCTGCAAAATTGAATCAATTACCTCTTCTGTCACGTCGAGCGCACTTGCCAAATCTTCTGTCGTGACATCAATGTGACCTCGCGTGACATTTCGTGACGCGCTCACCAGGAGGTGGATATACACTGCCATCACTGTTGCAATTGGCTGCCCTGACACCCTGGCAATTGTTCGCCACTTAGGGTCATTTGGCATGTCATGCCATAATCTGAGCCAGGCGTTAGCCATACTCACCTCTTCTGATACCGAATCTTTTTACTCACGAGTTGCCGGAAGCGATTCGATATGGCTATTGTCAGTCAATGAACTGCCACAGCATTTCCTGCCGGGCCACCACGGTTCATCTGATTGAAACCGGCGATTGCCACTGCTACAAAATCATCAGCGTCTCTCACCAGTCGCTCCCGCGTCTCCACCAGCTCCCGAAAATAAGCTGAACTGTGGCTGCGCATTCTGGCCACCAGCAAAGGTGGCATTGCCTTTTCGATCGCTGGTAACAACGCCTGAATTTTTTCAACTGCATCAGGGGTGTCTTTCTCTACCCAGCGGAAAATTTTCTGGGTATTACGGGCTAGGGCTTCCGGATGGCTGTCGTCATACAGTTCCGGGAACGTCATTCCCAGCTCGAAATACGCTTTGGTAATTTTCGCAGCCGGTACTTTTTCGCCGTCCGGATGCGCCCAGACATTCATCGCCATGCGGATGTGTTCATGCTTGATTTTCATGAATCATTCTTTCCTTCGTTTGAGGTGCTATCCTGCTTCTTGTAAAGTTCTGGGTTGTATTTCAATTCACCGTTAGTAATTTCATCCAGTTCCATTGCGCGAAGTTTGGGAATAACTGCTTTCCACCGCACAACAGCCACATGTGAAATTCCAAGAGCCTCAGCTACTAGTCGCTTTTTTTTGAAATAGCGCAGAACATCATCTTTGAACATAAAACTCTCCTGTTATTTCGAGTAGAAGGGTAACAATAGTTACATAACAATGTCAACCATAGCAACATCACTTGGTAGTAACATTGGTTACATGAAAAACACTATCAGCGAACGTATTCGGAATCGTCGAAAAGACGTTGGATTAACCCAACAGCAGGTTGCGAAAGCAATCGGCATATCTCGTGTATCCGTAACAAAATGGGAAAATGGCTCTTCAAAACCTGACGGTGAGAATTTGTATCTACTGTCAAAATTGCTTTCCAAATCTCCTGAATGGATTCTTTATGGAAAGGACGGTCACGATAAAGCCGATGATCTGCGTCTGAATCAGTACCCTTACATTAGTGACAACATCGCCCGGTTGCCCGTTTTAACGTGGGAACAGGCTGGTTATTGGGATATGAGTTGTCCAGTAACCGAGATTCCTGGTATTAAGAATTGGGTTGATGTCATGACAAAAACCGCTGAAAACTCTTTTTTATTGCATGTTGAGGGAGATGCGATGACAAACTCTAACGGCCTCCCAACCATCCCCGACGGATCTACCGTGCTGATCACACCATGCTCAAGTAACATTAGAGAACTGGTGGGAAAAATAATCTTAATCCAATTGGAAGGAACGCCAAACGTAACACTAAAAAAAGTTGCGATTGACGGACCAAACATCTATCTGTTGTCACTGAATCCGCTTTACAAACCCATCGAACTGAATGGTGGTTACACCATTAAAGGTAAAGTTTCACAAATACATCAATACTTAGACTGAGTCAGAACCCGCATTCATTGCGGGTTTTTCATGCCCTCAAATGTACCTTTTGCAACATTGTATTAACCCAAAAGGTAACTCTTGTTACCTTAACAACATACCAACCCACCCCGCCCCACAGAACGCCGGGCAATACTTCGAGTTACCAAGCAGTGGTCAGGGGGTAAGTAGCCAGCCCGAGGCGTATGAACATGACGGCGGGAACACTTTGTATAACAGCGCAGCAGGTTTTTAGTTCCGCTACCCCAGCGTTAAGGGGAAATGAGGTCAGCATGGATACTATCGATCTTGGCAACAACGAATCTCTGGTGTACGGCGTGTTTCCCAACCAGGACGGCACGTTTACCGCGATGACGTATACCAGAAGCAAAACGTTTAAAACTGAAGCTGGCGCGCGTCGCTGGTTAACCAGAAACACTGACTGATGAGGTTGACGATGGAATTTAAAGATTTACCAGTACCATTCCAGGAAATGGCATCGAATGTGGTTCGCTCTCAACTGGCGACTCTTGACCTGAGTACCGTAGAAAAAGAAACCATCGATACTATATCCGGTAACGTGCGTCGTGCCTTTATCGGTCTGTACGAAGAGAAGCAGCTCTCTGATAACCAGGATTTACATGAAAAATACTTCCTGGAATTAATGGACATCATTAATAAAGGATTTGGCTTGTTAATGAAAAAGAAAGGGATTCGAATAGCTCCCCTTGAAAATCATTTTACAGCGAGCAGTATTAATTCCTGTGATTTAAAGCATCACACATCCGATGGGAAAGTTGAATCAAACAACAAAATATCAATTAATCATTAATTTATTCACAGGTGAGGTAGAGTGCGTGCGCCGGACACGGATAAGAATCCGGCACTGACAGTTTACTGAAAAGGATATATCCCTGAAAAGTCAGGGCATAACACGAAAGCGCCCGGCGAAGTTAGTCTCTCTGTATAGGTCGTCGTTAAATTTAATTCGATCGTGCGCTTCCGGTTGTGGCAATCCGCGAAATGGCGCGGCGGTAAGTATGGCGGGGTTATTCCTTCCCCGTTGAGGACACCGGGTTGTCAGGTTGACCATACGCTTAAGTGACAACCCCGCTGCAACGCCCTCTGTTATCAATTTTCTGGTGACGTTTGGCGGTATCAGTTTTACTCCGTGACTGCTCTGCCGCCCTTTTTAAAGTGAATTTTGTGATGCGGTGAATGCGGCTGAGCGCACGCGGAACAGTTAAAACCAAAAACAGTGTTATGGGTGGATTCTCTGTATCCGGCGTTAATTGTTAACTGGTTAACGTCACCTGGAGGCACCAGGCACCGCATCACAAAATTCATTGTTGAGGACGCGATAATGGAAACGTTATTACCAAACGTTAATACGTCTGAAGGTTGTTTTGAAATTGGTGTCACTATCAGTAACCCTGTATTTACTGAAGATGCCATTAACAAGAGAAAACACGAACGGGAGCTATTAAATAAAATATGCATTCTTTCAATGCTGGCCCGTTTACGTCCGATACAAAAAGGATGCTGGCAATGAATACAGCATTTGCACTTGTTCTGACAGTTTTTCTTGTTTCCGGAGAGCCAGTTGATATTGCAGTCAGTGTTCACAGGACAATGCAGGAGTGTGTGACTGCAGCAACCGAACAGAAAATTCCCGGTAACTGTTACCCGGTCGATAAAGTTATTCACCAGGATAATAACGAAATCCCGGCAGGTCTTTAAAACAGTTCCGTAATAAACATCCGATTTCATTCTTATATGCCAGCAATGGCAGGGATTTGTCCACCCTTAAATCTGTAATGAGGTAAAACAAAATGAGTAAAGTCTTTATTTGCGCCGCCATTCCGGACGAACAGGCAATAAAGGAAGAAGGTGCAGTCGCTGTAGCCACTGCCATTGAAGCTGGCGACGAACGCCGTGCTCGAGCAAAATTTCACTGGCAATTCCTGGAACATTATCCGGCTGCTCAGGACTGCGCTTATAAATTTCTTGTTTGCGAGGATAAACCCGGTATACCCCGCCCTGCCCTCGATTCCTGGGATGCTGAATATATGCAGGAAAACCGCTGGGATGAGGAGTCTGCTTCCTTTGTCCCGGTTGAGACTGAATCCGATCCGATGAACGTCACTTTTGACAAGCTGGCCCCTGAAGTACAGAACGCTGTCATGGTTAAGTTCGACACATGTGAAAACATCACCGTTGATATGGTTATTAGCGCACAGGAATTGTTGCAGGAAGACATGGCAACATTCGACGGACATATCGTTGAAGCGTTGATGAAAATGCCAGATGTTAACGCCATGTATCCGGAGCTTAAGCTGCATGCCATCGGGTGGGTTAAGCATAAATGTAAGCCTGGTGCCAAATGGCCCGAAATTCAGGCAGAGATGCGCATCTGGAAAAAACGTCGCGAAGGTGAACGCAAGGAAACCGGAAAATACACGTCTGTTGTTGATCTCGCCCGCGCCAGAACCAATCAACAGCACACTGAAAATTCAACAGGAAAAATCAGCCCGGTCATTGCTGCCATTCATCGCGAATACAAGCAGACATGGAAAACACTGGATGACGAACTGGCCTACGCTCTCTGGCCTGGTGATGTGGATGCCGGAAACATTGACGGCAGCATCCATCGCTGGGCAAAAAATGAAGTTATCGACAACGACCGCGAAGACTGGAAGCGTATCTCGGCATCAATGCGCAAACAGCCTGATGCCCTTCGCTACGACCGCCAGACTATTTTTGGCCTTGTCCGTGAACGTCCGATCGACATTCACAAAGACCCTGTGGCACTGAACAAATACATTACTGAATACCTGACTACAAAGGGCGTGTTTGAAGATGAAGGA